CCCCAGCTACATTAGCACCTGTAATATCAAATGTCACCCATATAGAAGAATCAGTGGCTTTAGATATACGTAAGTGCCCGCGCGTAGCACTATCACCATCATCTAAAGTATCGTTCCATGCACTTACATCATCAGTATTTACATCAAAGTCAGATATACCCACCTTTGTAATTAAAGTGTAATCAGGTGGCCCAGAAACGGGCACTGCAACATTAAATCCAAAATTGGTTTGTCCTGCTGAGCCAGCAGAGATATCAAAACTACTATAATTAAATTCTTGGCTATTACCACCAAATATTCCTCGAGTTCCTTGAGTGCCTTGAGGCCCTTGTACACCTTGTGTGCCTTGAATACCTTGAGTGCCTTGAATACCTTGAATTCCTTGTGTACCCTGAGTTCCTTGCGTACCAGTAGTTCCTTGCGTACCAGTAGTTCCTTGAGTGCCGGTAGCTCCTTGAGAACCTGTAGTTCCCTGTGTACCAGTAGTTCCTTGTGTCCCTTGAGCAGCAACAGAACCCGCAACACCTTGTATTCCTTGTACACCTGTAGTTCCCTGTGTACCTTGAAGACCTTGAGTACCTTGAGACCCACCAACTCCAGTTAAAGCAATTCTTACATTGGGGGTGTTGGTATTTTTTAAAGTTAGTTTTTTATTACTTGAGTTCCAAGTAGCGTCGTATAAATAGGAGCGCCAAGCCACTGGAATCGCTTGTTTGGTTTTTGACCGTAACGCTTTAGTTCCTCTCATTGTTTTGACCTTCCTACGACTAGTAAAGAAAAATGTTGGGAGTGGTTAGGGCCCACTCCCTGAGCCCTTATTAAAATTAACGTATCTAAACGTTGATAATAATTACACCAGACATCGGGCTTGTAACCTTCAGTCCGTATCTCATCGACATGTAAGAACCGACAATTCCGAATCCCGGATTTGCTTCCTCTACAGTCAATGGTCGCCTTTCCACGTATGACATCGGCTTTACGGTGCTGTCCCACATAAAAATCCTATCAGGAGGGCACCATGCGTTGGTAGTAATGGTTAGACCATAAATGCTACCTACGACAGCTGTTCCTATAGTGGATTTGAATGGTTGAGTCTCTTCAACAACATATGGATAGTCGCCAGTGCCACCACCAATTGCCGTTGTAAAGTCTGCCAAGTTCAGTAAAGTCTTGTAATGCGCTGGGGATATCATTAGGGAGTTAGCATTATAGCCGTGTCCGCCAATAAGTTCCATAGCTGTGGTTAAATCTCCTATAGAGAGTTCACCGTCGCCTGACCCGCCAGCTGCGGTTACATAGTGACCTGTTTGAAGCGTGCCTGAAGCAGTTAGACCATACGAATAGTTACGTCCGACATTAATTTCGGAACCACTACCTAGGAAACCACCGTAAACATTATCGCTAAAGTCTACAATGTTAGCCTCAGTTGTGCCTGCTACGATGCTAGCTCCGTCAACACCCGTTCCGAACGTGGAGTCTAGGATACCGAGCAACGCATAAACAACGTGCTTAGTCATATGACGGTCTACCGCCCTGCGTGCTTCATTCAAAGCCATCTCGACTTCATTGAAACGTGAATCTTCAATCATACGACGGGTTACACCCATAGCCAGTCCCCACTCGCCTACTGATACTCTCTCGGAGCGTAGATTAGTGTGCTGGTATTGTGGTGTGTTACCTTCGTTGATTTCTTCCATACCCATGGAAGGCTTTGCGAATGTGATATCAATATCACCGCCAGTCTCTGTGGTCATAGGTTCTGTAAACATCGCCATTGCTGCAAGGTCTGTAACCTTGTAGTCCTTAATAGCGTCTTTATAGTCTATGAGTACACGCTCCCCTGTTCCACCAGTCGCTGCATAAGCGCCAGTGTTAAGGGAAGTAAGAAGACCGGGTGCTAAATTCTGAGTTAGTGCTACCATAATAATCACCTACCCCTTAGTGGGTTATCACCTTAGTGAGTCCCGCTGCGGAGTTGTTCTCTAATGTAGTTGCTTGACAACTTGGTTTAGTTGTTGCGTTGGTTGCTGCAAGAAGACGACCATCAGTCGTTCCCATCATCAACCCTACACCAGCATTTAAGTCTGCACAATTGACGTTCAATATAACGCCGTGCCCAGAAATAACACTTACGACATTTCCTGACGTGATGGTTGTGAGTGCATACCCGCAGACCGCAAATTGGTCTCCTGCACTATCCCCACTGTTAGCGTTTTTGACTTCGCCACTGGTATCGAACGTTAGTGCGTTACCAGCAGTGACATCTTCAGCCGCTACAAATGGAAGGATACGTGCTGGTGCACCACCATCATTTATCAAAATTTCTGTTGCCATAATTAATTACCTCTTAGTACATCTGGGTCGATTTTGATACGCCCAGTTTTTTTATCTAACTTGACTGCAAATTTTCTCTCGGATTCCGCTGGAACAGCTTCTCCCTCGGTGGATTTACCCTTCCCGAAGGTACGTTCTGTGTCCTCAGGTACCGGAAGTGCAGCAAGAGCTTCGCTGAAACCAGTCAGCCTTGGTTCCTCCCAAGCAGTGAGTTCACCGTGGCGAGCTTCTTTCTTATCCTCTTCTAAGGTACCGAAAATCAGTTCCTTAGATAGAATCGCCTCTACAACGCTAACCTTTCGAGCTTCGGCTTCTTTAGCAGCTCTCTCTTCCTCAGCAAGTTTAAATTCCTCAATAAGCTTGAGGGCATCTTCATACTGAGTATTGATTTCTGCTTTGGAAACTGTCATCTCTTCTAGTTGCGTTCGTAGGGACGCGAATTCGCGCTCCACGATATTCTCCGCTTCGGAGTTCTCTTTAACATTAGGAGTTTCTGTAGTCATATTTTCCTCTTGTTTTCCGTCTGAACATTCACACGCGCCATCTTTCCCACCACAACCGCAGTCATGATGTTCGTCTTTTGCGTGTAAACCACATTTCGTTTCAATAGTACATTCCTCGCAGACGGGGTCCATTGAAGTATTATCAATGAAACTGACCTCTGTTGGGCGAATGTTCGTTGCGAACGTATCACCCATCACATCAACGTCATTGGAAAACCAATCAATGCTGACATGGGTTATGTCTCCATCCTTCACTTTATCTATCACTTCTTGTCCACGTTCATTCTTGTTGTCAACCGTAGCTGACATCCTAATTGCAGACTTTCCATTCTCCATCTCAAACACCTCAGGATTAGCAGCCATGCCAATTAAATCGTCTGGCGTTCTTTGATGGTTGAAATATATAGGAAGCTCGTTGAAAGCTTCTATATTGTTCTTTAATATCTCAGGTTCTATATAAACCTTTTGTTGTATATCATCTTCTTCATACTCATGAGGACCCGATGTTATAGCTATAACAGGGAAAGTAACACTTTCAATGTTGTCCTCTTGTGTATATGATATATTAGTGTCTTCTCCTAGAGATAGAGCAAACGTGCGCCTCTTTTCATCTTCATCCAACGTTCTACCAAACGTTCTTTCTACGCCATGTCCATCAGCCCACATGATACACATGTTAGCAGCCATCTCTTTGTGGCTGTCAACACCACGCTTTTTTAATGTAGAACCTACTGATGCTACACACTTTTCATAACTCATGCTCTTTTCCCCTTTACGTTTGCCGAAGGTTTATTCCCTCTATTCGGGGCTCGAGCACTTTCTTCTTTTTTGTCGGTGCCCTTACCACCAGAAATGTTAGCGTTCTTATCACTGGGTCCCTCTGGGGAGCCACCTGCTTTCTTTACAGCAACATCTTTCAGCATATCTAATTCTACTACACCTTCAGGGTCCAGACCACGCTCTTCCCTAACTTCTCCGGGTGATAATACACCTTCAGATAGGTATATCATATCTGTCTTAGCTTTAGTAAATGCGTCTTCCACATTAATCTGCCTGAACTTAAATTTAGCCTCGCCGTCTTCCAGCTGAGGCATTAATTGAGCATTCAGTGCAGCCTCAATCATAGTTTGTAAATATCTAACATAAGGTTCAAAAATAGGTCTAGCTTTATCAGGGTCGGTCCACATAGTCTTGGGAACCTTAAGAGCCATATGTATCTTATCTAATATATCATCTGTATATTTTCCATACTCAAAAGCTCTTTGTGTGCCTTGTAGTTCTTTTATAATAATATCGTTTCCGTGAATTATATCTTCACCGGGCGCTAACGAATTAAAGGCGTCAACCACTTCGTTAATTTTGTCAGGACCATAAGGCATATCGGGAAGTCCACAAGATATATCAAAGCGAGAAGAAGCATACTTGTTGAGAGCTGCCCCGACGTCTCGTTCTGCATAATCTTTGAGGTCAACCAAATAAAGAATGGGATGGATGTCAGAAAGGCCATAAGCGTAATCATCGAAGGGGTTGTTAAGTAGAGCGCAAATCTCTTCTGGTTCGAAGTGAATATCCTCTTTTTCATCTCCTATATCCTGATAGTAGTATTCAATCTGTCCATGTTCATTTCTTTTGACATACATATTTTGGCTAGAACGGAGTACTAAATTATCTCCAGTCCACTCCAAATACCCAGTTCCGAATATTCTGGCGTTACGTACCCAACCATATAAAATGTTCTCAATATTTATATCTCTAAACATCTGTTCTATATTTTCACGTACATCATCTTTATCTGTTACAATATCAAAATTATCTTTGACTGCGTAAAAACAAGGAAGGTCTATTAAACTACGAACAATAGGGTCTGATAGATATACATCCATGTATATCCTTGGTTTTCCTAAGTGTTGTTCATACTTCTTCTTTTGACCATATGAATAGTCGTTGGACAGCTTTAAACGTTTTATAATGCCCGCTCCAAAACTGAGAGGCTCGTCCTCCTTAAAAGGCGGCGCACTACCAGCTGTAGCGAATATCCTTCGTACTCCATCAAGAAATGCCATGGCTACCACTTATATAGTATAAACGTAACAGTATATAAAGATTGCGTCATAATGAATATCTACCTTTCTGTTTGAAATCGTGTCCCCTTGTCCTAAATAAGGAGACTCCTGAATGTCTCCCTATATTAGAAGTAAGTTGCAGACTAGCAGTATTGTCTTTTGAAGTAGCCACTGTAGCACTTCCCGGTAACATAGCTAATGTCGCATGAATCCCCAAAACAGAACTGTCACAATAATCATCATGTTTACCATTAGGAGCACTAATACGTTCTGTCTTATTAGCTGCATCCATAACATATTGCAAATCTACATGTTCCCTAAACCATTTATTAATAATTTTTTGTCCGGGCGCGTCTAGATGTTCTGGGTTAGGTACCTTCACTCTCTGTTGTTGTATAAAGGACACATAGTCTCTAAAGACTTGAGTTTTAGTTCCTCTGGGTCCTCCTGTAAAGATGAAAGGTATAAAATGAATCTGAGGTACACTGTTAATACACGCTATTCGGAGGTCCTGTTCAATCGCACCACCAATACCAGTAGCATCAATAATAACCCTACCAACACCAAAGCCTCTAGCAATGTCCATGATACGTTTACGTTGATATGGTATGTCGTGCCCGCCAGTTTTAGCACTAATCTCTTCAATATAAATAAGCCGTGCCACATCTGAATCATCAGCTTTTTCAGCGGCCCATACGCTAATGACAGTAGAATTAACAGATTTGCCAACATCAACAGCCACAGTACAATTTTTTCCTCCTTCATAAGGGGTGTCGGGGATGGTCGCGAGCGCGTAGTCATCAAAACATGCCTTTATTTTTTCTGGATTGAATACATTAGATATACTTTCCACAAACTCACATTCATATTCTGTTCTCCAATACATAGAATCTTCACCCCATTCCATCATCTTCATTAACATATCTTCTTCAGTATATGCCGCTTCATAACTATCTCCAACCACTACTGCGTCTCTCCATGAGAAGACCATTCTCGTCCAAGTCTCCGAATAGGCGTCGTCATACAAATAACGCCACATGTGGTTGTCTTTTGACTTAGGCGTACCTAGATTTATGAAGGGGGCATTATTTGAAACTATCGCTGGTTCTACATTATCTATAAATAAACTATCGTCGATGAGAGGAGACTCATCAACTATACAGAATGTAGGGTGTTGGCCCCGTATAGCCTGCCCTTGATTGCTAGGCGCTAATGGAGCCCTGCGCATTAATGTGCCCCCCTTCATGCGTATATGGGGCTTATTGTGGAATTTATAATTATCTATTAGGCTGTCCAGAAATTTATTGTCTTTAAAGTGCCTGTACACATATCCGAAGATAAGCGCGGCTTGGTCCTCGCTAGGTGCGAGTATGAAGACTAAATCCCTGAAACGCTTGAAGAACATATAAATAACTGCTGCTACCGAGAGGGCGTAGGATTTACCACAGCCTCGTGGAGCTAATATGGCTACCTTACGCTGCTTCATGTTCTTAGGGTGTGTTAGTGAGGCTATAACAATCTTTTCTTGAAGGGGTCTTAATTTAAGAGTTCTTTGTTTACCATCGACTAAATATGTTTCACAGAAAGCTTTCACAAGCAGTCCCATCTTCTTTTCGTCACTTCTAACACTTTCGAATAGTTCTTCTAGCGAACGAGTGTCATATACATTCTTACCGGTCAGGGCTTTCTTTAATTTCTTCCCCTCTTCCTTTATCGCTAGGTTTTTCATTTAAGTCCTCCAAAAATTTAGCAAACCCTTCGGTCTTCTCTTCAACCATAGTAGGTATCTCTATATTCAACGCCCGGAACTCCGTATGTATGTCTTTAACGATTGAGTTTCTTTGGCGCAAGAGCTCTGTTCGTAGGTTAACATCCCGAATATGTAGAGAAATTTCTTCCCACAGAACGTCTTCAAGAGACAGATTGCGAGCCAACAGGCGTACAAGCTCTTTGTGACGTCCATATTCTGGTTCTCCTACGCGTAAGCGTAAACGCTCTTCATACTCATGCTCGTTCAAAGCTTCTTGGCAGCTACGATAGCTTCCTTAGCTTCAGCCTTAACCACAGCAACGAACTTGTCGTCATTCTGGTCCCAAGCAGAGAGTATTACATTTCTGAGCATTGTGTCTTTTACGTGTTTCTGAGCTGCTTCATCCAGCTTCTCATAAGCCTTAGTCTGG